GATTTTTCGACTTTAACAAAGTATATGGAGTAGCTGATGGCGCGATCAATTAAACAAAAAAGGGTTATCAAACAGCCAGAGCGTTATAAATATCCCACAAGGTATGGCAGTCACCAATCCATGGTAGACATGGAGAAGACAGGAGAACTAAACAAGGAAAATAAAGTTGTGATGCAAGATGAGCATGGTTACTATATAACGGATGAAAATAGACTCGACAGTGGGTTAGCGGACCCCAATCGTTATAAAACAAGTCGTTTAATGTGGTACGAGAAGGAGACACCTGATGCTTGATATTCAATTCAACCGGCGAGACTTCATGAAAGTAGGGGGTATTAGCTCTGGCCTTTCCTCTCTAGGGTTGTCAGATGCTAATGCAGCAAACCTACCATCCAACGAGAAGTCAGTAGTTTGGCTATGGCTGGGCGGTGGCGCGACTCACGTTGAGACATTCGACCCTAAGCCAATGGCTCCAGTGGAGGTAAGATCCACTACTGGTTCGGTTATGACTAACGGAGACTTTCTCCTTGGTGGCAACTTCCTTAAGTTGGCTACTAGGAGTGATAAGATTTCTGTAGTTAGATCGTTTGCTCATAGCAACTCTAGTCATAGAACTGGTACTCACTGGGTAATGACTGGGCATAACTCGACTGACAATACCCCACAGTCAATGCAGGAAGAGCCTTCATACGGTTCTATCATGTCATCGGTGTATGGAGCTAATCATCCTACAACCGGTATGCCCTCCTACGTCAAGGTCAATGGTATTTCTTTTGACGGTCCAGCTTGGCTAGGTGGTCAGTACAAGCCTTATGGAGCGAGCGGCGAAGGCGTGGAAAACCTTAAGTCAAGAGTGGAGAACAACCGTTTTCTTCAACGTCGTGATTTGGTTGGTGGGTTGGATAAGCTCAAGATTGAAAACGCTCTTGAAATCTGGCCTGACTTGCGTAAGCAATCTTTTGGTCTTATTCTAGGAAAGGCTAGTGAAGCCTTTGATCTTAAGAAGGAACCAGAGGACAACCGTAAAAAGTATGGCACGGGACTGGGAGAGCAAATGCTTCTAGCCCGTAGGTTAGTTGAAAATGGCACTAGGTTCGTGACCATCCAGTATGGAGGCTGGGATATGCATAGCAACATCGCCAAGTCTCTTGATGGCAGAATGCCTCCTCTTGACCATGCTCTGTCTACCTTTATTGATGACTTGTATGATAGAGGCATGAGCAAGAATGTCCTGCTTGTAGTCACTGGTGAATTTGGTCGTACCTACCGTGTCAATAAGAATGCTGGTAGAGATCACTGGGCGCAACTTAGCCCGCTGATGTTTAGCGGTGGAGATTTTGAAATGGGTAGGGTGATCGGAGAATCTACCGATAAGGCAGAAACCCCCAAGAGTGACCCGTTTGGCCCCAAGGACGTTACTGCAACCCTGTTCTCTCACTTTGGAATCGACCCTCAATTGCAGAAGATCGTCTTCGCTGGTCGCCCAAGGTATTTCGTAGAAAGTGGAGCTAAGGTGATTCTATGATAACATTAACTGACAAAGCAATCAAAGAAGTCAAACGAGTGATGGAAGATTTGCCTGAAGCAATCAATACATTGCTACGAGTTGGTGTTGCTGGTGGGGGATGCTCTGGTTTTGAATACAAGTTGGGCTTCGTAGAAGAAACAGAGTATTCAGACAAAACTTACAACAAGTATGAGCAAGGTGGGTTGACTATGATAGTTGAAAAGAAAGCCGAGTTATTCATTGATGGTACTACTATCGACTGGATAGAGGACTTGTCTAAACGCGGTTTTGCTTTTAACAACCCAAATGCTACAAAAAGCTGTGGTTGTGGGGAGAGTTTCAGTGTGTAATTTTAGAATATGTGGCCATGTCACTTGCTTTGGAGCAGTTGTCGTTGGGGCATTAAATGGCTTCCAGCCAGCATACGAAACGGAGTTGCTTCTATGGATATCTATTTGTTTTTTTGCATGGGATAATAGATAGATGGAAGAATTCCCCAATATGGCTACCAGTATAATTTGCAGCTATGTAAAAAGCAAGGGGCTGAATGGGCCACCGGAGTCTATCCAACCTCATATCCATATGCTGTATATGGAAGCTAAAAAAGCACATCCGTTTTTAGGAACGTGTGTAAAAAACGTATACAATACTGCGGAGTGGGCTTTTATAAGGCAATACTTCAGATAAAGGCTGCAATTTTTTTCTGCTTCTTTTTTTATTGTTCCTGCTCACCTAACCCGATTATTACGAACCCCTTATGGCCGAGTGAAAACCCATGTATGAATTTTTAAAAGAAGATATTATTAACGTAAAGTCGTGGTTTGACCTAGGGGATTGTAACTACGAACACGATCATAAAGACGATTCAATACCAGAGTCAGGAATTGTTTATTGTAATATAGAACACATCCAAGACTTTTTCAAAAAGTGCGAATCGACAATAAATAAATACATTGTTGTAAGCGGGTTTAGTGATTATGGACTTGCGTATCAACAACAACACAGTGTTGGTCTAGATATGTTGAAATGGATTCCGTTCATTGAACATATGATACCAGAACTAGGGTACAATCCTCTGGTGATACCTCCAAGGTGCGATGCTGAAAAGTGTACGTTTGAGGATACATACTCCATTAAGTGTTATTCACATACAATGGCCACTGTTCCTGCCATTCCCTTAAATATTAAAGGATGGTTTCTTACTAATTCTATGGCTGCACAAAATAGAATACGTGGAATCCCATTAGGCGTTGGAAAAGACGCAACAGATGATATACTAAACACGAAGAAGTACGCACACGAAGATAAAACAAACTGGATGTACATCAATTGGCAGAACTACACCCTTGAGCGAAAGTATTTAAAATCATTCTTCGCTCAAAACAACTTTGATTGGGTGACATACGTCGAAGAACCTATGGAATTTAAAGAATATCTTGACAATTTATCTCGTCACACTTACGCGATGTGTCCTCCGGGCAACGGTGTAGACTGCTATAGAATTTTAGAATGTATTTATGTAGGCACAATACCAGTCGTGTTGAACAGTCCGACCATGCAACACCTGAAAGACCTTCCCATGTTAATCATTAACGACATTGATGAATTGAATATAGAAAATCTTAAGGCTCAGTATGAGTCTGTTTCCGCTAAAATGAATGATCAGCACATGGAAAAAGCGAAATTTTCATACTGGAAAGATCAGATTTCTACAGCGGCAGAACAACTCAATGGATGATATTAATATTATCACACCTATCAACCAATTGGGTTATGGTATAGCAGGGTTAAATATCGTTAACGGCCTGCATAAGGCTGGTTATAGAGTAGCTCTTTCCGTGATAGGACAGGCGGAAGCCTCTCCTGATTACCATTCCGTAATAAAAGAATGCTCCGAAAATGCCAAGATGCCAAACTTTGACGCTCCGTGTGTTAGGATATGGCATCAATTTGATATGAGTCAGTTTATAGGAAAGGGCGACAGGATAGGTTTCCCTATATTCGAGCTTGACAAGTTCACCGAGCAGGAAGTACATCACCTATCAAGCCTTGATAAAATCTTTGTTTGTAGCGAATGGGCTAAAAACGTAATCAAAAAAAACGGAATCAAAGTCCAAACCCACGTTGTTCCTTTGGGAGTAGATATAAACATCTTTCAAAGATCAGTATTTTCCAGAAAGAGTACGATCTTCTTTAATTGCGGAAAGTGGGAAAAAAGAAAAGGTCATGATATCTTGCCTGAAATTTTTGCCAAAGCCTTCTCTCTAGAGGATGATGTAGAATTATGGATGATGTGTGAAAATCCTTTTTGTTCTCCAGAAGAAAATCAGGTCTGGATAGATTCTTATAAGAGGTCTGGATTGGGTGATAAGATAAGACTTATTCCACGCCAACAGAGTCAAAAAGAGGTGTATAATATCATGAAGCAAACCGATTGCGGAGTGTTCCCATCCAGAGCAGAAGGTTGGAATTTAGAACTATTAGAGATGATGAGTTGTGGTAAACACGTTATTGCTACCGACTATTCTGCACATACTGAATTTTGCAACAATACCAACTGTCACTTAGTCAGCATTAAAGAATTAGAAGAGGCGCGCGATAACAAGTGGTTTTTTGGAGACGGTAATTGGGCTTCGGTAAAAGAGAACCAAATAAATCAAACAGTCTCTTACATGCAAAAGATCCATAACCTCAAACAAAAACAAAACTTGGAAATTAACCACGCCGGAATTAAGACTGCGGAAAAATTTTCTTGGGGCAACACTACGAAAGAAATTATATGTGGAATGTCCAAGACGTAAATGCTATGAGTTACATGTCGGTAGTCGATGATGCTTTGATATACGACGATGTCTTTAAGGAGTTTAAACAAAACCGTTACTATTCTGCAATAGTAGGGGGTCAAAGCGATGAAGATGGCGCCAAATGGTTCATAGAGAGAATAAAAAACAACGATCCAGTAGACAGTAAGATCGAGACCTTTAAAAAAAATGACACAATAGGTGATCCCGCACTATACGACTCAAAGGAATATGGTTTAATTGCCTCAAGCACACTAAGGTACATTAATTCTCTGCTTACTATACAGGAACACCTCGGAGATCTTAACGGAAAAGATATTGTAGAAGTAGGCGTAGGGTTCGGAGGTCTTTGTTATGTTTTGTCTTCCTATTACGATTTAAAATCCTACAGGCTTGTGGACCTACCTAACGCGACTTTGCTCGCGTTAAAATGTCTAGCAAAACTTGATGTCGATAACTTAGTCATAGAGAGAAGCCATCAAGAAGTTAATTTGAAATACGAAGAACGGGGGAAAACCGCAGGGGATTTTAGAGGTAAATTTGACACCGAAAAATGGCCGGTGTCAATTATAGAAAACAGGAGAAAAAATAATAGGGACTTCCAAATTAACTTTAATCATCCTAAGTTTGATTTGCTGATCAGTGAGTACTGCATTACTGAAATGGACGACGCGGGAATTGATAGTTTCTATGAAAAATACATACAACACTCCGAAAATATTTACATATTCTCCAACCTGTGGGATAAAAAAAGAAAAGAAGCTTTCTTGAGCAGACTAGATGAAAAATTTAAGCTGATAGTATTTGATGATCCCATGCCACAAGAAATAAAAATTTGCCCGGAGCCAGAAAAAATGAATCAGGTAATAATAGGAAAGAAGAGATAACCGACATCCTATTGAAACAGGAGATTATAGATGCCCTCCCCTCAGAGAGAGAACAAGTCGAAGGCCGCTTACGAGTATGCAGATCCTAAAACTGGAGAACTTTTTTACTACACCAGAAGAGGTATGTATAAAAAAAATGGAAGGATTCTAGTGTTCAAAAAAAGAACTAGGGGTGAGATTGTGTCTTCCCATGTGCTAAACAAAACATCAGAATCTTATGCCGACAAAAAGGCTGGATACCCGCCTAACTGCAACAAGGGGTATATAGAAAAAAACGGCAAGTGTATACCAGAATAGGAGAAGGACTAATGAGAACCCTTAAGAACACCCATAAGTGGCTCGATAGCATAAATCAAGAAAGAAAACAACTTCTGAAGAATCTATCTAGAGTAAACAAGAAGTTGGACGACCTTCAGCATAAAGAAGACCGGTTAATAAGAGATCTAGAGACCCACACAAAACTGCAAGGAGCGGTTCCACCGGGATCTGGAACCGTATAGGGGAATAACTGTGATATCTGCTATCGTATTTTCAAAAGATAGAGCTTGCCAGTTAGATTTTTTGCTAACGAGCTTAATTCAAAAAGGCAACGAACTATTCGATATTAGTGTTCTATACGAACATTCTAACGACTCTTTTAAAGCTGGCTATAGCAGACTGAAAGAAAAATACCCATCTTTAAATTGGGTAGAGGAAACTGATTTTCAAAAAGACACAACCGACCTTATAACAAAAGGAGGTGATCTAGTCTGTTTTTTCGTGGATGACAACATCCTGTACCGTAAAATAGAAGCTGACGAAGAAGTCATAACAAAACTTTTTGACAATAGGGACGTTTTTTGCTTGTCTTTGAGGCTCGGAGCCAATACTATTATTCAGAATGAATACGTAATGCAGGAGTGTGTTATTCCGCTAAGAGGAGAATTTGTCAACGAAACTTTTCTCGTATGGAATTGGATTGCCCAATGTGAGCATTGTAGAGCGCCCCTAACGGGCAACTATGCATATCCCTTCTCAGTTGACGGACACATTTTTAAGAAGAGTTTAGTGGAAAAACTATTATTAGGATTTGATGAAATGGATGAACGAGGGGTTAGGGTTGTCAATCACCCATTAGTGTTTGACACACCGAATGCTTTTGAGGGCAGGATATGGGATAAGGGATGGGAAGTAAGCGTTATGCCTAAAAAAATGTCTTCATTCCAAGAAAGCATGGTTGTTAACATTCCGCTAAATTTGGTAGGTTCTTCAGAGAATATGTCTGGTCAAAAATTTGGAGTTTCTTTGGAGGAACTCAATCAAAAATATTTAGCAGGATCTGATCCAGACTTGGACAATATGGATTTTTCAAACGTTCAAGGATGTCATCAAGAAATTCAACTTAAATTTAAGGAGGTTGCTAATGTTAGATCTAGTTAAGAACCATTGGCTTTGTGTGCTGCTCGGTGTTGCTCTAGGTTATTCGCTTCACTGGTGTCCACTACTCGGTCATAACCATGTATGCCCCCGCGCTGGAGTGCATTCATGTGATTGTGGCGATTGCGACTGCGGTGCCGATTGCGCCTGTATAGTTGGCGAAGCTTGTGGGTGTAAGGGCTGTATGGTTAAGTAACCACAGCACCGGTTGGTGTTTAAAATTTTTCCTACTTTAGAGGAGCACTAGTAATGATGAGTAAGATTCAAGGCCTTTTTGGCTCGCGTAGATTTTTGGTCGCCGTTGGTGGCGTGGTTTTTGTTATCTTTGATGGTTTAGGCATGGGCATATCCGTAGATCAAGTAAACCATTTGGTTCTGTTGGGTGGCGCTTGGATCGTTGGCGACAGTCTCCGATCCGCTTAATTTGCTTAGGTAAATAGACACAGAAGGAAGGATTAAATGGACGTATCCAAAGCTGTAAGTGCTCATTTTGAAGCTAAGAAGGCAGAAGCCCTTGTTAGATATCTCCTGTACACCAATAACATTATGGGTATTGGAGATCACTCTAACATCGTAGAGGAGGCCGTAAAAGCCATTGAAGATTATGAACACGCGGTAAGCTGCCTAGAAATTTTATCGAAAGTCTGACTAAATGAAGATATTAGCAGGTATAAAGAAACTATTTTCTCGTAAGAAAAAAGATAAACCAATAGCTTCTTTACAGTTTGAGGTTGATTCTGCTGGAGATATATGGATAGATTGCTCTTGGCAGGATCAACCTGCTGCTAACATTATCTTTGCCGACCTCATGTATAGAGTTATGGATGGCGAACTTTTTGGGGAAACCCTCACTTTCTTAAAAGATGAGTGTGAAAAGAACGAAAGGCAGGATCAATTTATAGAAGTATGGGCCTATCTCCATACCATGGAACAACCGCCAGAAGACACTGTTGCACAACCAGATGACAAAATGGTGGTTCCTCCTACGCAAGTAATGGATATATACAAAGGAAAAATTCTTCCCGGCGGTGACGATACTATAGTGTAAATAATCTCCTGATCTATCCACGATAAAAGGTAATAAAATGACCGCAAAAAGCAAAATCGCGTGGGAGAGATGGGATGAAGACCTTCTTCATGAAGAAATAATTGACAATCTAAGTATAGACATGGAGGACACCGATGAGGAGCTAGCAGACGAGGCTATGGAACTCATGTCTAAAATTCCTAAGTTAATCTCTACCCCTTTAGGCATTTTCCAACTCTATGATAAAATGAGTCCCATGAAGCAATTTGAGTGCTGGATGGGATATACCAACTTTAATATCACAGGACAGGTACAAAAGGATATAGAAAATGTAGAAGGGGTTGAGCTTCTTTCTATAATCAGTAGGTATAGATTTTTTATCGGGGTTGGTAAGTTATTTAACTTTAAAACGGTTAGGATTGATGTAGAAAACCTTCTCAACTGCAACGATAAAACCTCCGAAAAAGGAAGAAGCGAAAGTATCTCAGATGCTTATGAAGCACTAGCCGATGCGGTGTTTGAAACTGAAACAGACCAAATTAACCCCGATGACAGTATTACCACCGAAGAGACAGTTGAAATAATCAAAGAGATAATTTCACAAGACAAATACTGGGCTATATTCATAGATGGAAATGGAGAGATTGATTACACCAGCAGCAACCAAGAGAATGATATCACATATCTAGAGAAACTACTTTCGTATAAAAAGCTACGACGGAAAAACGGCGGTATTATACTGCACCCCGACAACGAAAACTAGCCCATCGGAGGACCAATGAAGACAACAAGGATAATAAAGGACGAGGAATTTGAAACAGCAAGAAAAGACACCAACAACATTAAAATAATGAACAAGGTCTGTTTCAAGTATTTCAAATTAATCCCTCAAGATGAACTCGACAGGTGTAAATTAATTTCTTTATGGGAAGCCATGAAAGCTTATGATCCTGAGAAGGGGCAAAAATTTACATCTTTCCTTTACAATAGGACAGATTGGGAATGCAAGAAGCAGCTATATGAAGTTAACAAAAGGAAAAGACAAAGATACTACAATGAAGCTCTTCACTTCGAAAATGATAAAAACGACGTAGAAGTTCTCGATTTAATACAAAAATTACACCCAAGATTAAGGCTGGTGATCTATCAGAGGTTTTTTGAGCGGTTAACAATGGAGGAGATGGCGGAAAGAAACAGTTACAGCAGAGAAACGGCGAGAAGATATATACTACAAGGACTGAAAAAGCTAAGAGAGATCTGTTGAAAATGGTGTATAATACTATTGGATCGGATATATACTTACTAGGAAAAACAGGAATAATACCTAAGTAATTTTGGAGGTCATTATGACTGTTAGTACACATACAAGAACGCTAGGCATTACAGGAGCAGAAGCTACTGGAACAGTAACAATTACTGCCTATCTTAACCTAAATACAGGAGACAAGGTTAATTTAATCGCTACTGATGGAACCAATTATGATTTTGTAAACGGGGACCAAAGCTCGGTAGCTGGCACTTGGGAATCCACCGTAAGCAACGATCAAACTGCTACAAATTTAATGAACGTCATTAACACAGGCAGTGGACCCGCTGGAACCAGATTTTCTGCATCAGTACTTGGAGCGGTTGTTACCATTACACAGAGTTCCAATAGCGAGGCTAGCCTCGAAGACGGAAACACAGCAATCACCCTCACGGATACTTTCGCTGCTGGCATGACCGCCGACAGCGCTTTTACTGGTGGAAGCTCATCGGCAGTAGTTAATGATCGCGGCGTAGTTATGCAAGGCGGAAACATTGCCGGTTCAAAATATACAAACAAGAGTATTTTGGATACCGTCAAGGGCGCAAACGAGTACGGTTCACAGCTTGGTCTAGTTACAGGTACGTCGCACAAGGTTGGCCTTGCTGTTGTTCGTAGTGTAGGAAGTCCCAAGTTTGCCTTCTTCCCGAAGAAGATAGATCGTACTGCTACTAACGCCACTTTCTTGGCTAGAGGTCTTCAGACGAAGATCGCTGGTGCTGCTTCAACAGAAGATATCATGGGAGTCCTCGGTCAGAACCAAGGCGCTCGCGGTACTAATCTTCATACTGATGATCACTACCAAAGAGGAAGCTGGTCTACGTTGGCATTCAACTTGTTCCGCAATCCTACCGCCGGGGATAACTCCGAAACTACCGGTCTCGTGCAAAGTGATGGAACTGCTAAGAGTGGTGCTACCAACTACGGTACTGCTGATATCTTCCGTAACTTGGCTGACCAAGATAATGCTAGACCAGTCACGAATGTTCCAACGCGAGCCGTTCCGGGTGAGATAGTGTTCATGATTGACTTCGCCTCATGGCCGTTCTCAGCGGGTGAGCCTACTGGTGGTAACTACAAGGATTACTCAGCCATTACAGGCGGGTAATCTTTACTATATATAAGGAGGTTTATTATGACTGTTAGCACACACGTTGGAGCAGCTAAGGCTGCTGGTGGTGGTAAAGATAACGACGGCGGCACCATTCTCGCCGCTGGTAATGTCGGTAGTTCAAGATGGGCAAGCAAAAGCAGTTTGGAGATTGTCAAGGGTGCAGAAGATTACGGCTCAAAGCTTGGTATATCTACAGGTACAAGATACGTCGTCGGTCTTGCCGCTGCGCGTAGCTTGAATAGTCCCAAGTTTGGCTTTACTCCTAAGAGGGCAGATCGTTCTGCCACCAACTCTACCTTTATGATCAAAGGAGCTTCGACAAAGCTAGCTGACATTACTTCCTCGGAAGATATTCTGGGGCTTCTTGGAAGCGATCATAGTGTTCGAAGTGCTCATCTTCATACCGATGATCATTACCAGAGAGGCTCTTGGGCTACCTTGGCCTTTAACCTCTTTAAAAACCCGACTGCTGGTTCTACCAGTAACCACGGCCTTGTCCAGAGCGATCTTACGGATAAGAGCGGCGCTACCAATTATGGTACTGCTGCCATCTTCCGCAATATTGCCGATCAGGACAATGCCAGACCGGTTACAAACGTTCCCTCAAGAGCGGTTCCGGGTGAATTGGTATTCTTGGTTGATTTCGTTACTCGCACAACGAGTGGTGGAAACTTCCAAGATTATAGCGCTATTACAGGCGGTTAATCGTTAATGCAGTCGCATGAAGGGGGCTGCAAAAGCAGTCCCCTTCCTTTTTTTCTTTGAAGAAAGAGGTAGCAATGGAGTCAGACATCCTTTCGATTCCTGTTTTAGCTGCAATCGTTGCCATAGTTATAGGATTAGGGAAAGTTATTGAGGTTCTCATTTTAAAAGCAGTTCCGCAAAAATCCGTTTTAATGGACGACGAGAGAGATTGGATGCAACATACTTACAAGGTGGTTTCTAGACAAGACTCTGATGGTACTCCACTGGTTTACGTTCCTAGGAGTTGGGCAGAAACCCAAAAAGATATGCAACAGATCATGACGCAAATTGTAAATGACCAACGAAGAATCGCTGACATACTAGACAGAATAGACAAGAAGCTAGAAGATAAATAATATGATATACGTTCCCTATTCCGATGCCGTTAAACAACGCTTGATTCATGAAGCGGATGTCTTGCTTTTTAGAGGCGACGGTATAAGCAGTTGGCTTATCAAAAGGTATGGGGGCGGCGTACATAGTCACGCCGGGATGGCTCATTGGGACGGTAAGAATTTAGAGTGTGTCGAATTCAGAGAGTTCAAAGGCGGAAGGGCTGTTTCCCTGAAGTCTCAAGTTGAGACACATCCAGACAATATAGATGTTTTTAGACCCGCTAAGCTTGTACAGCATAGTAAGTTTGACACTTGGTCTGAAAACGAACATAGGACATCTGGTTATAGACAAGATGACGATCATAGGATAATTGATCCAAATAAAATTACTGACGCTATGTTAGAACTAACCGGCCTGCCGTATGGGTGGAAAAATATTTGGAAACTAGCGAAACATTATCTGCCTTTTTGCAGGCTGGCTCCACAAAACATGAAGGACGATGATCCTATGAATGTTTTCGTGTGCAGTACCGCTGTTGCTTTCGCTTACAGAAAAGGCTATATAGATCCTGTACCATACCTAGCAGATTCGGCTGTTATGCCCGCTGACTTAGCTAGATCAGCACTCTTTAAATATCAATTCACCATCAGTAAGGACTGGTAAAGGTCATGAAAAAACTAATTCAAGCTATGATAGTTTTGGCACTAATGACGCTCTTCCCAGCTTTAGGGTTTGCCCAACCGCTTACGATGGACGAGGCTTTGGAAGGAGTATGTAGGGTTAGTACATCTGGAGCGAGAGGCTCTGGTACGGTATTTTCAGAAGATGAAGAAAAATACTACATACTAACTAACGGTCATGTAATCGAAAGAGCCAGAAGAGGTCACCTAGAGTTCTTTCAAGATGGCTACAAGTCTGCTATGATTCCCTTTAGAACAGAATATTCTGAATATAAAGAGGGTACTGCGTTAGACTTAGCTGTTGTGTCCGTAGAAAAGAAATATTTTGGACGATTCCCTCCTAGGGTAATTCCTCTAGCTCCGAAGGGAACAGAGATAAAGGCTAATGATCTAGTGATGGCTGGAGGATGCCCCTCTGCTCAATGGGCTACCTCTTGGAAAGGTAGGGTTCTTAGGAACGCAGGGGCTGTTATCAGTTTCAATGCTGCCCCTATTGGCGGTCAGTCTGGAAGTGGCGTTCTGGTTCTTATCAAGGATGACAAAGGAGAGCTTCATACTCGTCTCGGCATTCTTCTCGCTTGGAGAATAGGAGATGGTGCATGGACAGACGATGGGCCAAATGACTACGGCGCTGGCCTATCCTTAAGACAGATCTATGAGATAATGGAAGGCAATGGCCAAGGCCATCCTATCGAAGCTTCTTATAGCATTGTTGTCGATAAAGAGACCAAGCCCAACAAGCCAGAGCGTCTTACTAAGATCTGTCCACATTGCGATCATAAAATTGAAGACCATATCGTCATCCCCTACAAGGGAGGCCTTAGAAAGACTGTCAATGGTGAGTTTATGTTTTGCCCTGAGATTAAACTTCCAGATGGTAGTATCACTGATACTGCTCAATACTACGGAGGCATAAGGGTTGGCGAACTATACGAAGGCAGCGGATTGTTTCCTTGGTGTCCATTTGGTAGCCCTTCTCCTCCCAATCGACCACCTCAATTGCCTCCCTCCAATCCAAATCCGCCAAACGATGGAGGAAACGGTGGCGGATGGAACGGTTGGCCCGGTAGACCAAATCCCGATGGACCCGTTGATCCTCCTATAGGCGATTTTGAAAAGGAGCGTCAGGAATATCTTAATAAGATTACAGAACTACAGGAAAAATTTACCAATCTTGAAAAGATATCCGATAGCGTTCAAGCTGAACTACAAACAAAACTAAATAGTCTGGAATCTCTGTCCGAAAGTCTTAAAGCGGAGCTTGGTGGAACAAACAGTAATCTTTTAGAAGCTCAAAATGCAGTCAACGGCCTGAGAGATCTCTTGGGGGCTGTTGAGGGACAAAAAGATTCACTAAAGACTAAAATAGACGACCTCATGGGGGTTATCGGCACAAAGGATGGTCATATATCACAACTGGAGACTAACGGTAGTCATTACATGGATGGCGCTACCGGTGGTAACGGAAACACTGTAGAAAACGTCAGCTTTACACTTGGGGGGATGAGCTTGGGAATGCTGGCCTTAAAATACGGAGTTCCGTTCTTGCTGGGACGAAGAAGAAAAAGAAAAAATGGAAAAAATATTGACAAAGGTGATGAAGAGGAGTATGATAATGACACAAGACCACCCACGCCACCTCCCGTCGAAAAAGAAGGTTGTGACGGCGATGGTTCTTGCACACATGTTCATGAACACGTTCACAAACATCGTCACGAAAACGAGTATGTCATGCCCTTAGACGGTCTGCCAGAGCATGTTGCCACAGAGAATGTTGAAGACAGGACTGGCAAGCACGGACTGAATCCGCAGTTTATCCCTTACGGATTTCCTGCAAGCGAACCTTATCATCAACAACCAATTGCTATGCAAGGATTGCCACCGCAATTTTTGAATGTACCGTTCAGCACGCGAAAACAAGCTACTGCTGAACAGATCATGACGGTGTTCGGAGAACTAGTCAACGAATATCAAAACGATCAAACAATGACGATGAGTCAGGTTGATACATTGGTACGTCATAGACTTAAGCAGAAATTTAACTTAGAGTAACCGGAGGCAAAAATGTCAGATCATGCAAATGAAAGCTTAGTTATCCCAACCCACGACGCAATACTTCCTTATATGTTTGAGGGGGTGAAGTGGGCTATTCCTAATGTTGGCGACAACAAGGAAACTCATAATATGGCAATTGCCCGCCTGTTTGAAAAGGTTGGCGAGCACCTACAAGCATTTTCAGTACGTACTGATTGCTTTGTTCCCGGTCCTCCAACACTGGCGGCTGTCAAGCAGCATCACAACATGTTTGTTCGTTTGTGCAACCTGATTGATACAAATACGAAGCCAGACAACATGGAAAGACTTGAAGCTCATCATATCACACATGAGAGACGGGCATTCAAGATTTATCCGATTCGCTACTTTGATGTCAAGAATGACTACTGCCGTCGATGGATTGAACTTGGTCTTCAGGGCTTGAGTGATATGGCTCAGCTTTCTGAGAATACTTGGGCCAATGACTGGAGTGTTCAGACTGGCAAAGAGATGAAAAAGCTTTTCCGTGAAGCTTATCGTCTCATGGTTGTTGAGTTGTTCAGGATTCCGGTTATAGAAGCTCACGGTGTATTCGATGATGAAGATCCGTACTTCTTAGCCCCAGAACTATTCGCCAACTATGATGTTAGTCATATTCCAACCATCGAATGGATCAAGCATCCTGCCCTTGGTAGTGAATTCACAGAGGATGAGCTTCGCTCAATCTCAACTCCTAATATTCCAGTAGCACCCGGCGTTGCGGAGAACGAAGGCAATACGCCCCAGCGTGAGCTAGAGCGTAGAATGCAGGGCGGCGGTGAGACTGTTTAAAGCGATAGACATGCCAGTTAGGGGATTCTGGACAAAACCCCTTTTTTCTATTACATGACACTGAGGAAGGAATCGATGAAAAAATCAATCTTGAGTTCTGTTCTACTGCTCCTGCTATTCTCCTCGCCCACCAATGGTGAAGACCGCGAGGACTCAGAGTTGGTCTCTAAAAGACTGTATCAACATCTACAGGATGTTTCTGTTACAGTAAAATCCGGCTCTGGAGAAGGTTCTGGCGTCATTGTTACGCGAACCATCCCCGTTGCTCAAGCTAAGGGAAAACCTCTTGCGGTAAAGGTAAACTTTGTATGGACCGCTGCACATGTTGTAGACGGTCTTCGTTCCGTTAGGACTATAATTAAAGACGGGCAATCAACCAAGGTTGTAGAATTTAAGGACGCTCAGGTCGTCCAAGAATTGGTCGAGGATGGCCGTCGTGTTGGCGAGATGAAGATGGAAGCCAAGGTTATTAAATATAGCGACTCCGAAAACGGGGAAGATTTAGCTCTCCTAATGATTAGAAAGAAGGGTTATATCGACAAGTCGGTCACGTTCTATCAGGGTGAAGGCAGGCCTGTCGCTATTGGTACAGAGCTATACCATGTTGGCTCATTACTAGGCCAAACTGGCTCGAATTCTATGACGAGAGGAATTTGTTCTCAGGTCGGAAGAGTTCTTGACTTAGGGTCAGGTGATGGTGTAGTATTTGATCAGACGACTGTTACAGCTTTCCCCGGTTCGAGTGGCGGGGGAGTTTTTCTCAGCGAGAGGTCTGGCGACAACGCTGGGCAATACATGGGAATGCTTGTGCGTGGGGCGGGAGAAACTTTTAACCTTATCGTTCCAGTTCGTAGAATGCGAGACTATGCCAAAAGAGAAGGTATCCTATGGGCTATCGACTCGAACCATCCTGTTCCCACCCTGAAAGAGATCACGAATATATCAATCGAAGGCGGAACATCAAAGAGTAAGGCCGGAAAGAGTGTCTTGACTAAAGACAGCATCAAGTTTCCCACGTTCCTTAAATAAAGGATAGCAATGTTTAGGAAGATTTCTGATTGGTATATGGAACAAAAAATTAGTCACCTACTGCTCGTCGCCTATCTCGCGGCGGCAACTTCGGCCACCCTTATTATACCGGGGCGAGAGGGATTGATTCTTTGGGCTTGGGGTACTGCAACAACTCTAATAGTAGGCCCGTGGATGTGGTCACTTAATCATGTCACAAAGAAACACACAGGAAATAACCTTTGGGGTAACGATGGATAAAAAAAATCTTCAAGTGGTAGTTTTTGTTGCTAGCTGGTGTCCTCATTGTACAGGAATGAGGCAAGAAGTATGGACCGACGAGAAGGTTCTTGATTCAGTCAAGCCCTTCTTTGATGGCACACCAGCTATTATTCAGGTTGACAAACCGGGCAATGAATATTTGTCTCAACAGTTCGATATTGAATCATACCCCACCGTAGTTATCATGGACGAAAGTCGCAATATATATAAGCGAAAAGGGAACATGACTGCCGAAGAAACAATAGCGTTTTTGGAAGAGATTAATGCCGATCAATAAAGACGACAGCGTATTAATCACCGGAGGAAAGGGCTTCTTAGGGAAGTGGCTTTATAACAGGTTGAACAATGCTGGCTACACAAGGCTGACTGCCGTAGGAGGCACCAAGGACGGTGTAGATCTAGGCGAAGAGGCATACGTCGGGTGGTTGTTTGATATGTATCGTCCCGATGTAGTAATCCATCTCGCTGCTAGGGTAGGTGGAATCGGAGCCAATATGAAATATCCCGCAGGTTTTCTGTATGAAAATCTCAATATGGGTATAAAGATGATTGAAGAAGCCCGTCAATATGAATGCAAGAAATTTATAATGATGGGAACGGTGTGTTCGTATCCTAAGTATTGTCCTGTCCCCTTCAAAGAGGAAGACATATGGAACGGATATCCAGAAGAAACCAACGCTCCCTATGGGATAGCAAAAAAAACATTAATGGAAATGCTACAGGCGTACCATAGGCAGTTTGGAATGAATACTATTAGCCTTGTCCCTACTAACATGTATGGCCCCGGAGACAATTTTGACCCTAGAGCTAGCCATGTTATACCGGCAATAATGTCTCGCATAGCTCACGCAAAAGAAAATAACGATCCTGAGCTAGAAGTCTGGGGTTCTGGCGAGGCTAGTAGAGAATTTCTTTTTGTAGGAGACTGCGTCGAAGCCATTCAGCTTGCCATGGAAAATCATGATGACGATCCTTCCCCTACTAATATAGGGACAGGAAGCGAGACCAAGATTAAAGATTTAATTGGGTTGCTATGCGAGATAATGGAATACGAAGGCGAGATTGTATGGAATGATCAAAAGCCTGATGGTCAACCTCGCAGGTGTCTGGACGTTACTAAAGCAAAAGAAAAATTTGGATTTTCTTCGTCTACTTCCCTAAGAAAAGGTCTGGAGATAACATTCGATTGGTACAATGGCCACATGTCTCCATACAAAAAGCCCCTGAATGAACTACCGCCGACAGAAAGATTTTAATGATCACCACCATTATTCTTTCTGAAGACAACGCCGTGAGACTTCATCTTCTTCTAGAAAGTCTTCATCTAAACGGCGGTAATTTATTTGACATAACCGTTTTATACAGGGCTTCTTCCAACGATTTTTTTAAAGGGTACGAGAAAGCGGCAATCCATTTTAACGGTAAAAATCGGTACAGCCACACTTTTCCAGTTAGGTGGGTAGAAATGGAGCATTCGTCTGTAGCCAAGAACATGCTTTCATTCCTTCCCTCCGCTAGAGACTTGGTGTGTATTTTTAACGATGAAAACATCTTGTTCAAAAACCCCCCATCGTTCACCGCGATAAAAACCTTGTTCGACGAACATAATCCTCTCGCGTTGTCCTTGCGATTAGGTAACAATACGGTTATACAAAACCCTTATGATACGGGTGAATATTTTTCTGAAATCCCTCCAGATGGAGAATTTGTTCTGGACCAATTTTTAGTATGGGACGCTGCTTCTGTTGCCCCATACACAAACTTTGGGATACCCTTTTCTATAAACGGGCATATTTATAAAAACGGATCTTTAGTGAAAATTTTAGATCAATCATCTTCTTCAATGATAGATGATTTAGAATCAGAAATTCAACCCAATTTCTATAATAATCTGCATGATGGATTACCTAGCACGCTATCCTGTCTCGAATACAGTATCGCAATTCACAATTCGTCTCAAAAAATTGCAGATACCGATCAGCAACCTTTAGGGCTAGGGCTGGAAGACCTAAATAAAAGATACCTCCAGTCTCAAACCATAGATTTGGACTACATTACTTTTGATCATATTTCTATGCCGTTTGAACATTTTGTTTTGAGGTTTCATTAAACATGCAGATTATATGCACAACGGTTATCAGAGCAGCTTCTCAGGGCGATGTTCATGGAGGCCTATACGTTATAGATATGGACTCCGAAGAAGTTCTACACCATTCTCCTTACTCAAAAGATTTTGTAAACGATAACGAAAGAGGAGGCGAAAGAGGCTTAAGAGGCATAGCAGTTTTGGATGACCGAATCATCGTGGCGGATTCTTCTGGCTTGATGGAGTTAGATAAAGATAATTTTAAAATTACCAACAGGATTCAAGACGACAATATATTTAAATCGATACACGAGATCTGCTTTTTCGACAAAAATTTGTGGATAACTTCTACAGCATACGATAAAATTGTTGCGATGGACCTTAATTTTAAACTGCAAGGCATCTGGGAAGTAACAGGAGAGAACGGCGAAGATCGTAAGGTTTTAACCGGCTTAAAGCCCAGCAACCCTAGGCCTCCTAAAACCGAAGACAAATATCATATTAATTCCATTTCCAGTACCAATGGTAGAGTGGTTTTTTCTGGATTGATCACTCACCTATATTCTACCGCAACCATGGATGTTGTTGCCCCCATGCCGGTTGTAAACAACGAGAGAAGTTTCCAGCACAACTTTTATGAGTACGAAGATTTATGCCTTATCAATCTTACAACCTTTGGGTATTTAGGAATTATCAAAAAAGATTCTCCAAAGATTAATTACGTCGCAATACCTAAATCCAAAAAAGTAAAGTATTCTTCTGATCAGATAGCCACTAATAATTGGAACCGTGGACTAGCTCGTAAAGACAACTATATTCTAATAGGTACTTCGCCAGCCAGAATCCTTCTTTATAATATGAGCACTAATCAAATAGAAAAAGAGATACAGCTTGAAGAAGACGTAAGACACTGCATTCACGGACTAGAAATACTGGAGTAAAGATGAAAATCGACGAAGAAAAAGTGGAGGAGAGTAAGGCCGAGTTATTGAAAATCGGTAGTAAAACTACATCGTTAGTTTTGCCGGAAGGTTTCGACGGTCTTGAAAAGAAAAATGGGTTTCGCAAAATGATTGCATATGCGATTCATTCAAAATATACTTGGGTTCATTCAGATTTTAGGTTAAAGCATGGGAAAAACAGTAAGAAAAAAAAGTAAGAGAGACAAGAAAAAGCTAAAGAAAGAACGTCGTTTAAGGAAAGATAAGCGTGAAAATGCGTATAACATGGGATGACTACTTTATGGGCTTGGCTTATTACGCCTCCATAAGAAGCCATGACGAACAAACCAAGGTCGGGTGCGTAATCGTCAGTGACAAAAGAGTCATCAGCATGGGTTATAACGGCTTCTGTAAGGGGGTTGATGACAGCAAACTTCCTACTGTAAGACCCAATAAATATCCGTTTATGGTTCACGCAGAAGAAAACGCCGTCAGCAACATGCTGATTAGCCCCCCTTCTCTGAAGCAAGTATACGTCACACATATGCCTTGCAACAGATGCGCCAAGCTTCTGTGGCAAAATGATATACGTGACTGGCACATCCCCGTTGGCTGTAAAGCTCATGGATATTCAAAAGAAGACGCGATTGTTTATCAACACCTAATTGACAATGGGCTTCAAATATCTTACATCAACCCAGACCTGTCTTACTTGAACAGGCTTGCGGAGGAGCAAAAACCTTTGAGTAGTTAGGCGCACTTTAGTGTATAATACTTCATGACGGCGTGAGTTATTCACAGCGGTCCATCCCCTTTAGGTGAAGAAAAGAGAGTCAACAAAGATGAAGCAACCACCGGTAGGGATTACTACTAAAGGGTCTGTCGTTAATGTGGTTGACGGTGACACGGTAGACATAGAAGTAACAAGAACTATCAGAGTTAGACTTAAAGATTGCTGGTGTCCTGAAACTAGAACCAGAGATCTAGAAGAGAAGAAAAAGGGTCTTGCCGCTAAAGATCATTTGATGGGGCTTTTAGAAGATAGCAACGACGTGGTTTTATTTATCCCGGCAGATTCAGAAGGTGACATAAAAGATGTGTTCACCTTCAGTCGAGTGCTGGGGTATATTTTTATAGACTCCGAAAATGTCTCGTCCAGAATGGTCGCAGATGGACACGCAATCGTAAAAAAAGAAAAGAAGTAGGATAGAAAATGTCATTGATCGAATTGCAAAATTATACGTTTGTTAGCAAGTATGCGAGATGGATTCCAGAAAAAAAGAGAAGAGAGACATGGAAAGAA